CCGCGAGCTGGAATAAGCTTATCTTCTACACAATACACATCGAAGCCCGTATCAGACACATTGTTCTTTGTGGGCAGCTTTGCGTCTGCGTTAGTCTTTTTAAATTTTAATATAACTACTTCACTCATAAACCTATTATAACCCTTGACATACATAAATCAAGATTAAATAAGTATTAATGGAAACAGATTTAGATGATGCTGTAAACGATATTATATCCCAATTGAAGGGTAATGTTGCTGCACCTAAGAGAGAGACGCAAGATGTGCCTCTTACCAAAGACCAGTTAGAGGACTTTATTATTAAGAGTTCTGGTAAGCTAGTATCTAAATCACTTAATATCGTTGAAGACGTCCAAGAGTATGTTGCTTCAGCTCCAGATGCTAAAGATGTATCTGCTTTAGCTGAACTTATTAACGCAACATCATCTGCGATTGACACACTTAATAAAGTGTATATATCTGATGAAAGAAATAAAACTCAAGTTAGAGTTAAGCTTATGGATGTTGAATCGCGTGAGCGTATGAACATCACTGATAATAAGACAAAAATATTATTATCACGTGAAGATATTATGAATGCCCTCGTTAATAACGATGAGAGCATTATCGACATCTAATCGCCAATTGGCTCTGACTTAGGCTTGTCACCTGAACCTAGCTGACCTTCAACAGTATAAAGCGCAAACTCTTTATCTTTCTCTTCAGCAATGATTTTTAACGCGAATTTCATCTTTTCTTCGCTTTCGAACTGATTACCGAATAGATCTGTAGCAATATCTACCTCTCTATCAGTATTACCAACAGGATATGTTAGTTTACGCGCTACTACTGTATTACCGGAGGTTGATACATTATCTTCTGAGAATGGATTTGTAGTCTTTTCGTACTTATATAACCGGAAATCGTCATCTGTACCCAATGTACTCTCAACAGACTTAAAGATATCTGCAGATACTGCTTCAATGCCTTTGTAGAACTCTATATCTTTAACCACATAATTAGCGTGTGGTTGTTTATCATGGCCAGGTCCATATTCATTATACATGCGAATGGTAGGCTCTTTATCTATAAACGGTAAGGTGTTATCATTTACAACTACACTAGCAAAATTAAATCCAAAAACACTATTAACGTTAGCTGTTTGTTCAGTTAACGAATCTTGCATAAATCCTGGTAGTTTGTTATACGTATCAACAGGAATAGGTATGTCACCAGGTACTAAAACCCAAACTGGTACTGATGTACTAGACTTATTTAAATTGCCCATTACTCCCATAACATCGGAGTAAAACTTCCAATATTTTTTGGTAGTATTGTTTTTTGTAACATACGCTGTTACGAAGTTTGTCAAAGGACCATTTAATAAAATACGCTTATAGTATATTATAGTTGTAGGGTCTAGATCTTTACCTTGCTCATCTAACTTATCAATAAACCTGTATAATTGTGATAAGCCAATATGATAGATCTTTTTAAATTCCTCTAGGAATTCTTTATCCTTATCTGTAAATGTGCCAATTGCATCAAGATTGGAGATAAGCTCATCGACTTGAGCCTTAGTACGCTCAAGAGCTCTCAACACCTCAACTTTATTGTTAATTACATCGTTCATTCTAAATTATCATCTGGTTCTTTACCTGGGCCTATAAACGTCTTAACGCAAAGTATTGTGTTCTTATAGCTATCAAATGTGAAGGTATGTGTTACCCTCGTCACAAACCAACGACCAAGAAGCTTTCTATCTATTTCACCATCTTCCTTAGCTGGCTTATATATATCAATGAATCTAGCTGAGGTACGCTTAGTATTACCGAGGTTATTTATAATTAGCTGTAAATTGTAGAAAGTAAAGTCGCTAGTCATTTCTGCTTCGGCAATCTTAACGTTCTTTTCAATATTAAAAGGAAAGGAAAATATTTTAAAGTTTTCTTCTTGCCTGACTTTGTTTAGAACGAGGAACGGCTTTGGTTTACCACCTACAGATGTAAACACATCTACAAACTTCTCCTGCCACTTCCTTTTAAGGTCTTTAATACGAATCTCTCTTAACCCATGCTCACCCAATATGGGGTCATAGCCATGCACTAACCCATTAACAAAGAATTCATTTGAATACTCAAGGAATGGCGTTGTTAGATTAGTGTTTTTCAGTGCTGTAGTATATACGTTTACCTTAGCATCTGGTGGTGGGTTGTGCTTGTTAGCCTCAAACTTATCAACCAGGTCACCAACACCAAACGCCTCATCAAGATAATCTTTATTTTTAGCAAAGGTTTCGCTAATAGGTTGTAGTGTAAACTTTTTACTAGTTCTATCAAAATTTAAAAAGGATCGTACATATATATCACCATCTTTATAGTAGTATATACGAAGTAGGTAAAATATTAAGTCGGTATATTTAAACGATGAGGCAGGAATAACACTTTCAGGTAAAAAATCTATTACATTATCACCAGCTTCCCAATTTTCTTCATCTACAACACCATCGTCGATAACATCCTTTAAGATACTTTTAATAATATCACCGACCTTGCCACTATACTTCTTACCAAAGGGAATTCGTTGATTTAACTTAAAGAAGTTGATATCCATTAAGCTATACTGCTTATAATTTTGCGAACGATCCGAATCATCAGTAAGGTTAGTCTCCCCATTAACGATAAAATCATAGCTTAGTTTATCTTTATCAGGTGCATCTTTTAACTTCAGGGAAAAGGTAAACATATCATTACCATCACCTCTCAACATTATTGTTTTCTCAATATAGTCATAAGGATTGTTAATAATAATATCGGCATTTACAAACGGCTCGAATATATTTTCCTCGAGCTGTAACCCTTTAACAGCAGATTTAGAGAATTTAATCTCTTTACCGCTGTCTTTGTTTGTCAGAGTGAAATCACATTCGTAATCCGCTCCATTAATTTTAAAAATGTCTGCCATTAAATAAAAGATCTTTAGTTATTTGATTATATATTAAGCCTCTTTGACTTGGCAAAATATACGTAAGCTGAACCCCAGGTTCAACATAAAATAATTTACTGATGTACTTTTTATTTAAGAGATATATCATCCACCAGCTGTATATATCACCGTAAATATCGTAAGAGATAGTAGTAAGTGGTTGTCTGGAGTTAACAGTATATAAACCTACGAGATTAGAACTAACATTCTCAGGGAACACCAATTTGTTAAGAATGTTATAAAAATAAAACTGCTTTTTATCTTTCGAAGCTTCGTAGATTTTAAAGATACGTTCATATCTCTCCAGGGTTAGTGCTGGGAGCGAATTAATATCATCTTGATATTCACCTAATGTACTCATACTTTATCTAGGAAGTTGGAAGGCTCCATGGTTAGAGATGTAAACGACATGTCAATCTCATATCCCTCAGGTACAATAACATTATTAATTTTACGTCTTGTACCGACAAGTTTGACACTAAAATTACTTAAGTAAGCCCACTCAATAAAACGTACACCTGGCACTTTAACCTTATATATTTGTGGAAATGTAACAGAAAGTGAGGTTAGACGCTTCGGTCTATTAGCGCGCGTAAACTCCTTAATAAACTGATTATTTTTCTCATAATCACCACCTTCAATTGTATTAGCTAATGTAAACGAAACATCTAATGCAGCATCAGTATTAGCAAACTGATAAAACTTAGGTGTTTCAATATACGAGCCAGGACCCGCGCCTATCGCTTGACTTATTTTACCAGCAGCCGATGCAGTATCATTACTACCGAATCTCTCTGCCGCCTTGAGTACTTCCTGTGTTATAGCTGCTCCACCCCCAGCTAAGCTCTCAATCTCACCTGCAATAGACTGTAAAGCGCCTGCACCTGCAGCTTGCGCTCCTTTAGATGAAAAATTACTAAACGTATCAGCAAACTCATTACTAAAACTTCTTACATTATCTGAGAAATAAGGAAAGAAATAAGTATCTTTAGCTTTGCCTTTATATAAATTTTTGTAAAAACTATCACTGTCAGATGTCGCGTTGTTTGCTATATTTAAATAGCCATCTACAAACTGCTTAAGTTGTGTTGTATCTAATTCATAACCACGAACATATACTACTGGCGCTTCTTCACGTAGCTGCGATCCTCGCGGAACCGAAGTCCAGCTATAATCCTTAACTATATTAACATTCGCCATTACCTATATATTTAAGCAAGAGCCGGTGGTACATTAATACTATAGGCTGATCTATAATAATCGCCTCTACTATCTAATATAGTACCACCTAAAGTCGGCGCTGGTAAAGACGGAGCTGAACTACCGCCTGAAGGAACTACAATAGGTGCACCACCTGAAGATGCATTTTTCGCAATATGCTTGAGATATTGCTCTGATCTAGCTGTTAGCATAACAAGTTCTTTTAGATATACATTTGATTTTGCAATCTCGTCTGTGACTCCAGCTTTTAAGCCAGGCATCTCTGATGATTGTGGTACATTGCTTTGCGCTACTGGTACATTACCACTAGGAACATCTATATTCAACTTACTCATTAACGCGCTTCCACCAGGTAAGTAAGAGATAGCTGACTTGATGCCGTCGGAGACAGCTTGAAATTTATCCTTTACCCATTTCCATATATTACTGATAACATCTCCTACGACAGATGTTACTTTATCCCAGAGACCTTTAATAAAATCAAACGAAGGCATAGTAATCTCAGGCATCTTAACACTTGTGCTTTGAAGTAACGAGGATACCCACATTATACCATCAATTAAACCTTGTCCACCGATTGTACCTAATATACCTAAACCTAAACTTTTAAGACCACCTACCCAGTCGCCCGCCGAAAACGCTGCTATAGCATCACCAAAGTATTTAAACCCACCGATAATAGGTAGATACTCTAACTTACCACTCAATGCACTGGATATACCACTTTTAATCTTTTCAAATATACCTTTAGTATTATCTACCATTGTTGTACGCTCTTCTGGTGTATCGAAGAATGATATCACCCAGTTTAGACCATCGATTAGACCTTGACCACCTATAGTACCTAATATACCTAATCCTAAATCCTTGAGACCGCCCTTCCAATCACCTGCAGAAAACGCTGCTATAGCATCACCGAAATATACAAGACCACCAATAAGTGGGAGATATCTTAACTTACCACTAAGTACAGAACTCATTTTTTCCTTTATTGTATCTAATATACCCTTACCTTTACTACCATCAACTTTTGTGCTTTCTGTTTTACTTTGATTAGCTTCGTAGAGATCGTATAATAATAGAGCACCATCAAGGGCAAGAGCGATTGGCGTGCCAATACCTGTTAGCATTAGAATAGCTGACAGTAATTCAAAAACGGCACGTATAGGCTTACCTTCTTTCCAGAAAGAATAAGCAAATCCTAATTGGACTATCCCACCTACGAACGGTAAAAATCTAAGAACTTTCATTATTTTACCGCCTACCGTCTTCATTAGACCTTTCAGAATTTTACCTAAAAATCCCTCACCTTTAAACACACCTTTAACTGCACCGCCTACTTTTTTAAAGACATTAAAAGCTCCTGCTATTTTTTCACCTATTTTAACAAAAAACTTACCTATCTTGGAACCTTTAAAGAACTCAAAGAATTTTGCTACAGGCTTAAGACCTTCTGCTAGTATTGTACCTAATTTAGTTTCTCTAAAGACCTTAAACAGATCTTTAATTATCTCAAAGCTTTTCACGAGACCTTTTAGTCTAAATGGTAACTTAGTTAAAAATACTCCAACAGGTCCTAAGTAATCTTTTAACCACGCTGCTAAAGCAAAAATACCAGCTGCTATTAACGCTATCGTGCCAAATCCTCCGAGTCCGCCTGATGGTAGCTTAGCTGCAGCTCCTCCTTTGTTGTTAGCACCACCAGCTGCTTGTTGTGCTTTAGCTACAGCTGTTTCGCCTTTTACATCATTAGCGTGTTTAGCTGCTACTTTATAGTAGGTCTCCCAGTATATAGTAGCGAGCGAGGCAGCGCGCGCTTTTTCACTAGTAGATAGAGATGGTTTGACTTTATTCTCACGATTAAACGTACTAGCATCCGACTGTATTATATCACGAGATACAGTCGGTTTATTTGAATTAGCTAATAACGCAGTAAAAGCACTTAAATTATCATCTGCTGGCACTCTATTATTTATTCATCGATCGATGTATCAAAGAACGATGCATCGATAGTCAATGAACTCTCACCGATAGTGAGTATAGATGATTCATATTGCGTTATCTGTTTTAAGAATGTAGATAACTTATTATATACAGTTAGTGGCAGACTCTCAACGATCTTTATTCTATCACCAATTTTAAGATTTTCAAACTCAATAGAAGTCTCATCGATTGTGATTTTACGAATATATTTGGTTAACTCGAAGATGTAAATTAATCCTACAGCTGCAGATGCTTCGTTGTTTATCTTTTCAATTTCAGTAATACACTTACGAATAATGTTATTTTCTTCTTTTAAAGTAGGAATTTGCAAGTCAATTTCCAAACCGCTTTCCTTAATTGTCTGACTCTGCGTTATATTAAACTCTGTCTTTTTAATTGAAGATACTACATCATCTAAACTGATTTCTACATCGTCTTTAAGCTTTATAGTATTGCCGAGTGATTGCTTACGAAGGCTAATAATTACAGGAACACGGTCAACGACTGTTAAACTATCGATACCAGTGTTTTCAGTAATGATATTATTGATGATAGCAGAAAATTCCATAGCTCCCTTAATGCCACCTACAGCTGTTGAAACAATATCCTTCTGTTGTTTAAGTGTAAGAGGCTTAGCTTTAACATTTACCTTTGTAGATGGTAAAAAGATATTAAACGTTTCGTCGTTTAAAGATGCAAGCTTAGTTAAGAAATCTCCAGTTATTGAACTCATGTGAATATTTACTTAGCCGTTATTGTTTTTCAAGCGGTCATTTTCACGCTCAACTTCCATCTTATATAATTTAAAGTAATCTTCGATATCGGTAAGCGTGCAGTTTAATAAGAAGTTAACATCTGGTATACGCTTACTAAGTAAAAACACATACTCTCTAAAGCTACTCTCTGTCATATAGAAGAAGGAGTTATATAGTGTCACAAGAGGATCTACAGTAAGAAAGCTTATAGCAGTCTCTTTAAGCGTATTGGTGTTTTTATTCTTAAAGAAGTAGAAATTTAAATTAGAACTCTTGCGCTTTATAAATCCAATCACATCATTAAAGATACGCGGTGGTAGACTAGATAACATTCTTTCAAATTCTTCTTCACTGATATCTGACGTGTGTATTACTTCATCACCCATCTCAACCTTAGTAATTATACTATAGATATCATTTACTTCACAGCAAAAACGTGTTGGATAATCAAGTGTAATCTCGACTCCTTCATACTGCAGTACTTCGGTAATATCTGTTATTTCAGCGAAGTCTTCTAATAGATAGTCAACAGTAACAGTAAAGGATCCCTGTAGTGTTACTTCATCACCGAAGGATATACCTCTAAGCTTCATTAATGCGATGAACTTCTCAATAGAGTTGAGTCCTTTTGTTACTATAAAGCTTTCTAAAAATTCAGCTAATTTTTTATGCGAATCCTTTACCAGTAAAAAATTGCGTATATCGCCAAAATTAAAAACTCTCACATCGACCTTTTTACGATTATGAGGTAACTCTACAGTAACTATCATTATTAATAATTATAACTGCTTATAATTTCTACAAGCGAAAGTAACGGTTTTTACTTTAAACTCAGAATCATTATAATTAAGTGTATAACCTTCGCAGTTTGTTGGAAAAGCCTGGTTAAATGTATAACCTTTACGGAATGTTCCATCTTGCGCGTATTGCTTAACGGTAATATCACCCTTAAGTGATTGATTTATCAATCCATCTATACCTAATGCTATAGTCCATGGTCTAAAGAAGTTATGCTCAATATCATCACCCGTCTCAAGGAAGTTAATAGTTATACCTCTATTTAAAAAGTCCGCTCTTTGTGTGACACCGTAGCCAGGTAAGAATCCACCTCTATTTTGTTGACCGAAAGAAGCTACTTCAAAGCTTTCGGATGGTAATGTTACTTCTTGTGCTACTAGTATATTACCTTCACGAATAAAGCTATCAGGCACCGTTTTCGCTCCCCAAGATTCTCCTGCTTTACCAAGTACTGAATTAATTGCACCTGCACTTACCCCTCTTATATCCACCTTCCAAAGAAACGGAAGCGGAAGAAAGAACTTTGAGTCCTGTGAAAAGGCACCTAAGAACGAGTTAATTGCGGACATCTTAATTATTTATCCGCTACTACGACTTAAGCGGAGAAGTCTTTATAGAAGTGGAAGGCAAATGTAACAGGGAAGGTGAGAACGTCACCAGTACCGTCAGCAATTGTATGCGAAATTTCACCTACGTCTCTGATAGAAGCACCAACTAATTGAATCTCTTGTATAGCTTGAAGCTCTTTGTTAAGAACATCAAGAATAATAACAGACTCAGTGCCTGGCATACCATATTGACCAGTCGATGTCTCGTTGTTGAATACATTACGTGAAGCTAATTCAAATTTCTTTCTCAATTCAATACCTTCGTCATGGAAGAACTCAATAGAATAGCCTTCAGAGTTAGTATAGGTTGATCTACCTGGTAAGTTAAATTGCTGACCAAAATAGCTAACAGTCTTATTTTCAATAGTGCGACCAGGAAGAGCTGCAGAACGTGCATATACCAAATCGGTCTCGCCATTAAATTGAACACCTTCGATATTAATTTGTTTTACTCTAAAGAGGAAATCTCTAGCAAATTGCTTATCTGCTGCTCTTGAGAAGAAATTTTGAATTGTTGTAGCCATGTAATTATTTATGTAATCTTACTATTTTTATAAGAAAAAAGCCGGTTAGTATTTCTACCAACCGGCTTTATCGAATTTTTATATTATCCGCCGATTAACTCCTGGAAGTTAGCATCTGTGCGTGTTGCATAGAAGTTAACAAGGATGAATTCAGCTGTTCTAACTGGCTTAATGTAGATATCTACAACAAGTTCGTTTTGATCGATAACTTCAGGTATATTATTACGATCATCGCAAACGATGATATAATCGTAGATACCTTGGTTATTCTTAGCTTTTTCAAAGAGCGGTGTAAGTGTATTAACAATACGTGTTCTTGTGAACTCTGTGTTAGGTTCGAATACGAAGAACTTACATGCTTTCTTAGTAGGTCTTTCAAGAGCTTGGAATAAACGTCTTACGTTAATTCTATCAAATGCACTTGGCTTACGACTTAATGTCTTTTGACCGAAGATTACTTGACCCTGTGATGGGAAGAACGCTACTGGGTTGATGTTAGTTTTATAGAGCTCATCGCGTTGCTTTTGATTTGGATTAATCGCAATATCATTAGCATTTGTTACAAGTCCTCTTGTAAAACCAGCTGGTGCAAACCATGGGAATGTTTGTGCATCAGTTCTTGCCATTGCAGCACCTGCAAAGCCAGAGAACGGAACCCATATTTGACGTCCTGTATAATCATCATAAACTTGACACCAGTTACCATATACAGCAGCATATGATGTATTAGCAAGCTCAAATTGATGTCTAATAGCCCAGTAAATGTCTGTTTGGAAGTTCTTGGTCTTATTGTCAAGAGTCTTATTGTTCTGACCAGTTACAAGAATTTGTCTAAGTACATCAGCTACGAATAAGCAATCACCTCTACCACCGCCATCATATGGAGGTGAGCAGAACTCTTCAAACTTACTGAAGATAGTGTTGTAATTACTTCTAAGATCTCTAGCTGTACCAGTGATATCATTCGATGTTCTTAAGCCGTTAACAGCGCCAGTTAAGCCAGCTGCAACGTTAAACTCATCGTAGTATGGTGTGCCAGATGCGCTAGCTGCAGCATAGATAGTACCCAAACCAGCTTCAACAACAACGTCGATATCATAAACTTCATCGTTTCTAATACCATCTAACGATCTGTCGAGCTTAGTAGGAATGTCACCGAGTAACTTGTCAGTTATTGTAGTATTGCTGTATGAACCGAGAGCGAAGAGACTATCACCATAGCCAAGAGTAGTAGCAGCGGTATTAGCAATTGCGTTATTTACACCAGCACGTGCTGATAATGCAGCATCTGTGGTTTGTGTAATAAGTTGCTTAGATACCATTCTGATTCTCTTACTTGGAATACCATCTGGACCGACTGATGTAGCAGATAGTCTATTTGAAAGACTATCATTAACAAGGATTTGAACATTACGTGATCTTTCGTCTCTTGTTTCTAAGAAGAACGGAATTGGAACACCTCCAGTAGGGTTAAGTTGTGTTCTAAAGCTATCAATAGATCCTACGATTGCATCCTCAAGAACATAATCGAGTTTAAATGATTCTGTTGCAAAGATCGACTTACGAAGCTTGAATACACCAATGTTTAACAAGTCATCGTCAATACGACCATCGATGTTATAATCAGTGAGATTCTCCATAAGCTGAGAAACACTATTAGTTGGTCCATTTCTAAATGCAGCAGTTAAGTCGAACTGAAGTGTACCTTCAGGCAATGTAGTGTAGTTATAACCGATAGTATTAGCTGAAGTAACAGTTTGAATACTTCTGATACCATCGTAGTTACTAGCAGGGTTAAGATTTGTATTATCCTCTAAGCCAACATAATAACCTTCAAACTGACCGTTAATTGTTGTTTGAGCTTTATTAAGAACAATAACACCAGCTTTGCCGAGGTTACCGAGGCTTGAAAGCGCTGATGGAGTACTACCTGTATTTGACCAGCTAAATGCTGTTCCTTCTAAGCAGCTCAAATACTCTGACTCTGTAAGTTCATAGTGAACTGGCGATCCAAGTAAGTATGTTGCTGATAAAGATGCATCAAGTGTAGGTAGCGGTACTGTACCGTCGCCGTTAACTGCAGTAACAGGATAAGCAAGAGCTGAATACTTCGAGCCAAATCCATCACCTGCGTTAGCACCGTAAGGTAAACG